GGGGGACGCATCCCCCAACTGGGGAAGGCAACTGCGTGAGAGGAGAACTCGGGCGTCCCAGTCATGTCGATTTTACACCTTTGGTACGGGAATACTAGAGGGCCATTCCCGATTCATAACCAGAGTCTCTACAGTTTTTCTATGAGCGTTAAGCCACATTTCTTTCCTTTGATCTTTTGTTAAGTCTCTGCCTTGGTCTATTTCAAAGTGACACCTCAGACAGAGTGCGGCAGTGTAAATGTCCGATGCCTTCAGGGATCGTCCTTTCCCATGTTCTGCCCAGTTTGAGTGACTTGCCTGGACGCCTTCGCTGGTTCCGCAGTGCATACACCTTAACGATGCGACAGCTTTCAAGAGTTTCTGACTGCGAATGTACTCAGTTTTTGGATACATCAACCCCATACGTTAAAAACCTCTCGGCTTGTTATCTTTCCGATTTTCTCTGTTTTTTCTTTTTCTTTTTTCTCTCGCTTAACACCACTCTTAAGTCTGGTCTGAGTTCTCAAGTCCTTAAGGTAGGTCTGGTAACTCATTGAGTCGGTCAAGAGATCATCCACCAGTTTGTTAACGGTTGCTTCTTTGCCTGGGTTGTAGTGATGCAACCAATCCCTGAGACTTCTTACCAAAACCACTGTGCGGGTTCGGTATTTTCTGCCCTCAAGAGGCAATCTCTTAACTTGGCTTTGCTCCCAACCGACCTTAGACCCAATCAAAGATGCCAACCAGATATTTCTTGAAATGTCAGGAAAAGCGTTAATCAGCGACACAATATCAATCCATGCACCGTCCTCTGGCTTCCACCATTGCAGACGTCTTTCAGCCTTGTTTGATAGGATTTTGTGAGCACTCATTGGAGATTCTCATTTTTAACTTTGGCTGACCAACCGCAGGCAACAACTCCTCAGCAAACACCTCTCTGTGACCAATCACGTAGCTTACCCTGCCAAATTGATTCATCTTGACCTTCTCAACAACCCCCACAAAAGGCTCGCCAAGCCAAGAGAAAGGGTAGACCGGAACCTTATCGCCAACCTTGCAGTGAACTTTCTTGTAGTCGATGCCGTGTCTCATGAATTTTTCCTTCGCAACGTTTTTTCAATCGCTTGAGCAAACTCATTAAACCCACCGCCCTCTTGTGTGTCATCAAACGCAATATCAATGTCTTCCTGAGTCAGCCCAACCCATTCACGCTGTGCTTTGTCATGGCTTGTCTGATCCATCAACACAGTACGGGACAGTGCTTCGCACGTTGGGCAAGGTTGTGGGTTGGTGTAGAGGGGCTGTGATGCCAATTCGCTTTCGCACTCAAAACTTACAGACCGTTTGCCAGTTGCCGCGCACCAATTAACCCACGCCACCGGCTCGTTTTGATTTGAGTAATGGTCTTGAGTAATCTGAGTAATGCTCTCAGCCTGCTGTGGTTGCAGGGTGGCTTTGACAGGCGTGACCCACATGGATGCAACATTGCCCGATGACGGGTCTTGGTCGTACACCCAAGGTAGTTCTGCATCTCGGACATTCGGAATGGCTCCTCGTGGTGGTGTCGGTTTGTAGATTTTGAATGCCAAAGACTGATGCGCAGTTACCTCAAGGGCTTGTGCCGCCTCCTCCAACAGGTCTGCGACACGATCAGGTTTGCCTTCTTGCACAGATTTGCGGGTGCTGATCTGCCTGCGAATCTCTGCTCGTTTGCGTAGACGATAAACCAAATCATCCATGGTTCTTCTCCTTGAGTTTGGCTTCGGCGAGAATGATTCCATGCAAAGCGTTTTGGGATTTCTTTTCTAAGGCATCGATCTCCTCATCCGTAAGACCAACCCATTCACGCTTTGGTTGTGGGGTGGTGTATGTGTAACCAACTTCATTCATTTCTTTTTCTGAAATTGGCTCTGAACAAGCGAAGCATGGTGGCGATCTGTAACAGCGACATCCTCCCCTGTTTTCAACAATCAAACGCCAAGCCCTCTCGTCAACATCAAGCAAACAATGCCCTTCTTCAATATGCCGCAACTTGTCAGGCTCCTGCTTCTCAGCCTGCTCTATGGCTTGGCGTAGGGATGTGATGGCTTGAATTTGTTTTTGTTGTGGGTACATACAAGTTTCCAACGCCTCTAGTGCTTGTTTCATTGCTTCGATGCTCATTTACTACTCCTTAAAAGTGATTCCGTTTTGTGATCCCCAGGCATGGAGCCATTCAATAAACTCGCTGCCATCCTCTTTGCTGAACTTTCTTGTCTGAACACCTAACTGGACGATTGCGCCACCATCAAGGCTTGGAACGACCTTCCCAGGCTTTCTGTCAGTGTCCCGACAAAACTGGTCAACCAGAAGTCTTTTCCATTCCTCGCTTGTCCAGTTTGCGCCCAAGTGTTGCGCTTGCTTTGCAATCTCTCCAATCATTGCGTGATACTTTTCCTCTTGTTCACGGCTTTTCTTGGGTTCTTCGATTGTTAAGGTTAACACATTTCCAGACTGCAATCTAGCTTTTATTCTTGGTCGCAAACCGTCAATTAGTTGGAATGCTTGTTGGTAGTTATGCAGTTTGAAGGAAGCCATCTATCATCCTTAATGCTCTTAAAGCGCCTTCAGCGTCATTTACTCTTAGTAACGTACCTCCATGCCAATTCTCAAAGAAATCGGCTTGTAGCTTCGTTAAACGCTTTTTAGAGCCACTTTTAACCTCAACCAAGATTGTCTTTCCTTTGTAACCTACCAAAAGGTCAACAGGTAAACCAATGATCCAGACATAAGCGCCAGCGGCTCGGAGTGCTGAAACAATCTGATCCTGATTTTGATCCACACGCTTTGCGTATCTCATTGATTACCTCTTGCTTCAAGCCAAGCTGCAAATTTTGAGATTTCTGGGTATTCCTTTTGCCATTTTTCTGTTGCGGCTTCATTCAAAGACTTTACGCCGTTTTCAAGGTCAGACTGTACGCACATCCACCATTCATCGCTGATAGCCTCACGTTCAGCGGCTTGAGCCATGTGGAAGAAGCGTTCAAGATCATCCTCAACGCCCATGAACCGCAACAAAAATCCTTGCTCTACGTTTATTCCAGCCTCCCGCGCCATGCGGATAATGTCATCTCGGTTCATGTTTGCCCCCTTGCTCGGATGCGGTTGGCGCAGAACTCAACTGCCTGATTCCAATCGTTGCTGTCCCAATCTGCTTCGTCTGCTTTGGCGGCATCCACAACCTTCGCACACGCCTCACGCTCTGCGGCTTGGGCCATGTGAAAGAAGCGTTCAAGGAATGGAAGCAGACTAAATTGGTCATCCACCACCTCCATTCCAGCCTCCTGCGCCATGCGGATAATGTCATCTCTGTTCATTCAATTCTCCTAGTCTCTTTGCTACTTTCTTCCCCAAGTCAGGAAAGTCTTTCTGAAAAATCTTCACCATGTACCGAGAATGTTCGATGTGGTTGATTGCCATCCTCGCGTAGTGCTCCACCAGTCTGTTTTCTAGGTCTTCCAAGTACGTTGGGAATGTCTCCGGTGAGGATGAGAGCTTTTCTGATCCGGTGCGATTCGATGAGGATTCCATTTTTCACCATGTCCAAAAGGTTATGTGCTTCAGTCTTGGTCATACCAACTCCAAAGACATTTGACGCAAACGCTTGTCTTGCAATGGTTTGTATTCAGTATTTAATTCACAGCCAAGATACTTTCGTCCAAGATTCTGTGCAACTTGCGCTGTTGTGCCGCTACCCATAAACGGATCAAGCACAACCCCACCAACAGGGGCGCCAGCCATGATGCAAGGCTCGATCAAGTCTTGTGGGAATACAGCAAAGTGTGCGCCTTCGTATGGCTTGGTTGTCACCGTCCAAACGCTTCTTTTGTTTCTTTGCCCATCATATTCTCGGTTACCTATTGGCTTTGTAGCACCAAATTTTGTATCTGCTAACGCTTCATTTTTTGGTCCTCCAAATCCATATTCGTATCTTTTAGCGTTATCAGGATTTGCTTCTTCTTTTATAGATTCTGAATCGTAATAATATTTTTGTGACTTGCTCAACAAAAAGATGTACTCATGCGCCTTGGTACAACGATCTTGAACGCTCTCAGGCATAGGGTTCGGCTTGTGCCAAATGATGTCTTGACGCAAATACCAACCATCAGCACGAAGTGCAAACGCCAACATCCAAGGTATGCCAATCAGGTCTTTTGGTTTCAATCCATCGACACCACCAACAGAAAACCTTTTTGATCTATTTGCCCTTCCATCGTCATACCCGTTTTGTCCGGTTCGATTTGTCTGTGCAGCGTTGTAGCTGTCGCCAATATTAAGCCAGAGCGTCCCATCATCCTCAAGTACATCCCAGACGCACCGGAACACCTCGACCATTGCCTCAATGTACTGCTCTGGGGTTTCCTCAAGACCGATCTGCCCATCGTGTCCATAGTCCCGCAATCCATAGTATGGAGGGCTGGTCACACAGGTTTGGGCTTTGATGCCATCGGACGCCCAACGGCGCATGATTTCTCGGCAATCTCCAAATTCAATCTTATTCATTTTGCCCTCAACAATGCTAATTTTTGAAGTGTCTCCAATGATGGAGGCTTGGTAAGCATTTTGTCCTGGTCTAACTTAACCAAGGCAGGATCGCGCTCTTGTTTTCCAGGGACTGTGGTTCTTGCTATGTCGGCAGCTTGTTGGGCAAATGTTGTTTTGGATGCAACCCAATCAGCTTTGAATGATTGCCAGTTTCTGACAATCGTTTCCTTCAATGCGTCCTCAAGTGTCCATCCTGCCATGTTTGCTTGTTTAGCAATTTCGTTAATCACGGTTTGAGTGATCTGTGCTTTCTTAGATTTCCTGTGGTTAACAAACTCTTTCCAAACAATTTCAGAAACGCCGTCAGGCGTTGCAACGACAGTTGCTGTCTTCTTTATTGGTTTATGGTTATTGGTTATTGGTTCTTGGTTATTGGTTGGTTGAACGTCCGTTGAACGGGCGTTGATCCTCCGTTCAGCGGATGCTTTACCGGCGCGTGACGCCTGTTCAACCTTCGTATGGAAATGCTCAATTTCTTTGTCTGCCCTTGTGTTAACAAAGCCTTCAGGGGTTGAAAGAAAGAACTCATCCAGAACAGTTAACACATCTTGCTCGTATTCACGCATCCCAATCTGACGAGCAATGTCATGGGTTTTTATTGGTGATTCGTGAAGATAGTAAAAATCTAATAGTCTTCGATACGCTATGTCTTCAATGATCGAAAGATGGCGCGTGTGACTGGCATAGTCACCAATATGGAATTGGTAGTAGTGCATTAAGCAACCTCGCAAATCCTCCAGGAAAGAAACAATCGGCAGGCGGGAGGTTCGCTTTTCGGTGGAGTAGCTACTCTCCACCTAGCCGTGTTTCAAAACATTCTATATCAAAAACAGTTGGTTTGGCAATTATTTCCAAAACAGCAGGTCGTACAAGTAACGATCCGACCACCAGAAATCACTGTGTGAGTCGTGCAAGCCCATGCTGTTGACGCCAGGACTGCTAAGTAAACCGCGATGAGTTTTTTCATATCTTTGCCTTGCTTGGTAAACGATGGACACTGGGAAGAATCACGATTGATTTTCTGAACTTGGTGACTGTTTCTTCTTTGTTCGGATCGTCCTTGCGAACACTCGTCATTGTGGACTTGTCTCGTTGACGTTGGAGATCGACTGCGATTGAGCTTTGTCCTGTTCGCCACTGAAATGCGTTTGCCATTCGTTGATACCTTTGAGCTGGTTAATACGCTTCTCAGGAAGTTCGTCCCACTGCGTCACAGCAGCGCGAGACACTCCGAGAAGGGTCGCAAGTTTACTCTTTGATCCAGCGATTTCAATGGCTTTTTGTAAATTCATGGTTTTCCTTATCAACACGGCTGGGGACTGTCAGCCCTAACACTCAAGAACCTGAATACGTCAGGTCTTTTAAGAGCCACAGACAAAGGGCGTTTCACTGTTCAATCCCCATGCGTTTAGGTGCTGGTCAGCCTCATAAAGCAGAGTTGTGGGCGTTGCACTCGATACATTGATCCACCAGGCGCTAACCCTGTTTCTGACCAGCAGATTTATCTTAACACATTAGCTTAACAAAGTCAAGTTTTTTAAATTACTTTACATATCTTTACAATACTTTACAATACTTTACAAAATATAAGGGTTAACACCTACAATACTTGTTAAGTTGTGTGTTAAGATACATTCACCTTAACAGGTTTTAACAAGGAGTATTAAATGGATGAGGAAACCAATTCAAAAGATCAAAAGGTTATCAAGTTAACCCAAGAACAATATCTTGCGATTGAACGTGCTTTGCAATGGCCTGAAGACTTGCCAAAGTATGACCAATCAAACAAGACTACAAACTTGGCAGAAATTCTTGGAAACTTAACATCAATTTAACTAGGAGTAGCAAATGAAAGAAACAGTCTCAGCAATCATCACAATCCTTTCCATGATCGCCATTGGCGTGATATTGGCATGGAGGGGCTAATGAACACACAAGCCCTTAAAACAGTCCGTAGGCTCTTTAATGTTGACTACATACCCAGAGAACAGAACAGACACAATCAACGCGCTTGGGTGCGTTCTGTGCGTTCCTTGGGTAGTCGTTGGTTATTAACTCAAAAAGTGGAAAAGAAATGAACCCAGAATATATTATTAACTCAATCAAGCAAACCTCAGAGATTCACTATCGTGAAGGACAAGCAGAAGATCGTCTTGCTTATCGCGTTGGAATGTTGGAGCAGAAAATCCGTGAAATTTGTACTATGATGCAAATTCAATCTGAAGACCACAAAGCTGAAGTAACAGCATTGAAGAAGCAGATTGATAATTTAACTTAAAGGAGTAGTAATGAAACAAATCGCATCAGCATTGGTCAAAGCACAGAAAGCCTTTGGACCAGCACTCAAAACCTCTACAAACCCTCATTTCAAGTCACGCTATGCAGACCTTTCTGCTTGCATTGAGGCGGTTGTAGACGCTCTAAACGCTAACGGAATAGCACTTGTCCAACAGTCCCACGAATGTGCCGATGGAGTTATTGTTGAGACAGTCTTTGTTCATGAATCCGGTGAGACATTCTCAAGTGGTCGCCTTCACGTTCCCTCTACTAAACACGATGCACAAGGATATGGTTCTGCTCTGACTTACGCTCGGAGATACAGTCTCATGGCGGCGTGTGGAATCGCACCAGAAGATGATGATGGAAACGCAGCAACAAAGAAAAAGCCAGCGATTGACAACAATCGTCTTGGTCAAGCAATCCAGAAGATCAAAGAAGGCGCGTACACCACAGACAAGTTGAGAGACACTTTTGCTCTGACAGCAGAACAAGAGAAGATTTTGGTAGGAGCACTTGCAAATGATTGAACAAGGTTCGGATACTTGGCATCAGATGCGCCTGGGCAAAGTCTCAGCTTCTCGCATGGCAGACTTGTTGGCTAAAACCAAATCAGGCGCTTCAGCAAGTCGTGCTAAGTACATGGCTCAACTTCTTTGTGAGCGAATGACTGGACAACCCACAGAGTTTTTCACCACAGCCGCAATGCAAAGAGGTACAGAAATTGAACCAGTCGCCAGAGCAGCATACGAAGCAGAAAACCTCACCTCAGTCGAGCAAATCGCTTGGGTCGAGCATCCGACTATTCCGATGGCTGGATGCTCACCTGATGGTATCGTGGGAGAACACGGTCTTATCGAAATCAAGTGTAAAGAGATTCACAATCACCTGGATTCGATTCTGAACGACAAGATAGACCCAGATCATGCAAATCAGATGATGTGGCAAATGGCTTGCACCGGAAGAAAGTGGTGTGATTACGTCTGTTTCGATGATCGCGCTCCAGAAGGACTACAACTGTTCGTCAAGAGGTTAGAAAGAAATGATGAGCTTATTCAAAAGATGGAGGATGAGGTTAGGACATTCTTAAAAGACCTGGAAAGTATGATTCAAAAACTGAACGAAATTAAGGAAAAAAATGGCAAGCGTCTGTAAAGTTCATCTAGTTGGTAACGTAGGAAAAGACCCTGAAGTGCGATTCAGCGCAGCAGGTAAGCCAGTAGCCAACGCAACACTGGCAACCTCATCACGCCGTAAAGACAAGTCTGGCGAGATGGTAGAAACAACCGAATGGCATCGGCTGACGTTCTTTGACAAACTCGCCGAGATTGTTGGAGAGTACGTTAAAAAAGGTTCAATGATCTATGTGGAGGGAACAATCAAATACGAGAAATACGTCAACAAAAGTGGAGTGGAAGTCAACACAACCACAATTATCTGTAACGAGATGACAATCCTGAAGCGTCCAGAGAACAAGGAAAAGCCTGAAAAATACGAAGGCTTGCCGAAACTTGAAGATGACGAACAAATCCCATTCTGAGGTAACTATGAAACTTGAACTTGAAGAAAACGAAATCGTGTTTTTGATGAACGTTTTGGGAGAGCTTCCCACGAAATCTGGAGCTTTTGTGTTGCTTCAAAAAATTGGGCAACAAAAAGCAGAACAAGACCAAAAAACCGAGTAAACTTAACTGAGGGAAAGCAGATGCCGAAAGGTGCAGCGAGTACCTTAAACTTTTAGGAGTAGCAATGAAACTTTTTGACCTTTTTAAACGAGCACGTTCCACCGATCCGATCACCTCTTTTGAGGCTGCTGAACAATTCCAACCAGAAAAGCATTTCGCAATGATTGTGGAGTGCCTATCAACTCACGGACCGATGGGTAAGGACGGGATTGCCTCTCGCCTTGGTCTTGAGAGTTCTGCGGTTTCTAGACGCCTTCCAGAACTTCAGAAGATGGGTCTTGTCAAACTCACAGGAAACATTGTCAAATCTTCCAAAAATCGTAACGAGAGGGAGTGGACAGTATGAAACGCATTGACGCATTAAGGTACTCGACCGGAAGTTTTGAGTATGAAACCGATGACGGTCCTGTTGAAGTTTTCTATACCTTTGAGCCAGGCGATCCAGATGTGGGATTAGCTGATGATTACGACATCAACATCTTCGATGGTCAGGACGATATCACTTTCGATTCTGACCACAATCTTTATCTAAAGGTTAAAAGGTTAGTCCCAGATCATCATCAAAAAATGATTCAGGACTTACAAGATTAACTTGGCACTCATCATTGGGATTTTAGTGATAGGGCTAATCATTGCCCTATCCGTCATTCTTTACATATTAGCATGGTATGAAACAACAAAAGATTCACACGACTACAACTCTAAAAGAAAGAACGATTGAAGACGGAGACTGTTGGGAGTGGCAGGGATACTGTGCAAACGGCACTCCCTATGTGTTTCACGCAGGAAAGATGGTTGGGGTTCGCAGACTGTTTACCGAGCTTCTTGGAGGAAAGTTAAGGGACGGGTACTATGTCGCCAAGTGTGGGAATGGGCTTTGTGTTAATCCAGAACACACGACATACAACGACCCAAAGCAGCACATGAAAAAAGGCAACAGGAAGGCTCTACAAAGCCCTACAAGGCGTTTAAAAATCCAGATATACAAGAGAGCCACAAACGCCAAACTAACGCAGGAAATGGCTGACGAAATCCGTTCCTCAGAAGGTCCTTCAAGGGTGATCGCTGCGAAGTATGGAGTGAATAGGTCGGTAGTGTGTAGAATCAGGAC